CATTTCAGATAGTTTTATATAACACTGTGATTTAAGGTTTGTAAAGTTCTGTTCGTGTAATGGTCTTGCGTTGTTGACAAAGTTTGTTCCTTTAATCTGGTCCGCAACACCTCCGCCTACGCCATCACTATCAATGGTTACTTGTTGTGGGTGTATTCCGTGAAACTTCATTAAGTCCTTAATTTCGGACGATAATTCTGTGGTGGATACTTTCCTATAGATGTGACAAGATATGAGCACCAGACCCACCCAAATCATTACTACGGACCTATCATCACCAAATCGTGCAACGTCAACCGTCATATATTTCTTGTCAGTAGGATTGGGTTCAAATTTAAATACCGAATTGGTAATCTCATCAAACTTAAACAAGCTGTCACTGTCTTCAAGGTAATCCCAATCACCCTCTAACAATCTCTTACGTTGTTGTGGTGGTAACTCTTTTAACATCTCAATGTAAGACGCTGGTAAGTGTGGGTTATCCATTGGTAGTGATGGAATGAATACTTGGTTGTGTTGTAATCGTTCCTGTATGAATGGTAGGTAAAAATCCTTTTTAATCCAGTTGTTAGATGGGTTACAAGTCATCAGGACCTTTGGTGTTAGATTATACTCATTGAGTTTGTATCTTATACGTGATTTAACAATGCTGAATGCTAACGATGTAATCTGCGCAGCTTCGTCTATGAATGCTGCACTAATCTCTAACGAACCTAAACTGTCATAGTTGGGGTCTGATGGATTGTACGCAAGGTCCTTGAATATAATCTCAGAACCGTTATAGAATGTTAATACGTTTGACTGACCATTGAAATTGAAATGCTCACCACTCTTAAATCCCATTGTACCTAACAGGTCAAATAACGTATTCAGTGTGGTTAGTTTTAATTGTGTTAATACAGAACGTCCTATTAAACATCTGATACCCGTGTACTTAATGCACAGGGTTGTAATCCATAAACATCCTAACCACGACTTACCACCACCAGCAGAACCTCCAAATAAAACTATATTAGTTTGGTCGTCTGTGAGGTATCGCCACGCCTGTGACTGTCGTTTTGTAGGTGTAATGTTAATTGTGGACATACAGTATTTTATTTACCTTCTTATACTTTGCAATCTTATACTTGTTCTGAAAGTCCTGTACAAAGAACCAGTCCGCCCATTCGTAATCTTTCTTTAGTTTAATCTTCTGAGCCATATTGGTCTTACACATAAAACTTCCTATGTCTATCTTACCTAATTGTAATTTTGATAGTATGGGTATGTAATCCCTGTTAATCCAATTATGGACCATATCACAATATACAAAGTGATGGTTCTTACTTTCCTCTAACATTATATCCACAAACTCAGGGACATAATAGTTGTCTTCACCAGTCATTATAACCCATTCCTCTGTTGCATTATCTAATCCGTGTTGGCGTGGAGTGTGTCCCCAATCGTTGTGTCGTTCAGGTAAGATGGTTAATGTTAATCGTGGGTCATTAAAGAACGCAATAATGGTCTTTAACTGTTCTTGTATTTCATCCTCAGGACAATCTGCAACTACGTGTGCTTTCCAATTTGGATTTGATTGCGCTTGAAGTGAACCTAATATCGTTATTAAGTGTGATACTCTGTTGTATGTTGGTATTATAAATTCTATTTTCATATTCTATGGGGTATGTCAAAAACGAAGTTTTACGAGTTGACAGGTTAAATTTTTTTAATCGGTTAGATTGATGTTAATTGAGATAGGTTCACCGTTGCTGGTTATGTCTATCTTTCTTTGTTCCAATCCGTATAACTTATTAATGTCAGCTAACGTCTCACGTTCCACCCTCTTATTTTTGTCAGCCCTGGCCCTATGTAACAGGTCAAAATACCTTGACAGTTGCTCCGAGATAATCTCTTCCGCTTTTTCGTCAAACCTTGCTTTAATTCTATCCTTAACGTCTTTCCAAACATTCTCAGCTGCACGTTCGGTAATTCCCCATCGCTTTGCGCCTTGTTGTCTAAATTCTGTGTATCCAAGTTTTTCATACAAAATCATTTCCATTGCTTCGGGTATACGTTCTTCATATGTTGCAATGTTAGATTTTCTACCTAATTTATTTTCTTTTTCCATTATACTGTTAATTTTAATTCGTTCTCAATGTAGGACCTGAGTTTTCGTGCTTGAGTGTTTACACACTGTTTACATCCCCAATCAAATGCTTCATTGAAAATAGATTTATACACGTCACTTACGAATGGTCTTTCTTCTTCTTTTATACCACTCAATAATGCGTATGCAAGTTTAACCTGTTCAGGACTAAATTCTATTGTCTCTTCTACTATTGGTTCTAATTTGGTTACTACCTTTTTCTTCTTACAAGTTGTGCATCCCATACTACTAAATATTAATTTTCTTGTTTTGGTTCTTCAACGTTTATTTCTCCACCGTTCCACTTAGTTATTTCCTGTGCGTGCAGTTCTTCAGGTGTCTGTGGTACCTTTATAGGTTCAGGTGTTGACATTATTACTTGAGGTGCTTGTCTTACGTTCTTTTTACAATTACACATTACTTCTTTGTTTTACAATTACATTCTTTTTATGGGCGTGCAATACACCCTGATGGTCTAAATCTAAATGGTTGAACTTATAGTAGTATAGGTCATACCCCAAATCTTTTAGTATGTGTTCACAAGATAGTAAACACGCCAGATTATGGTATTCAATACCGATATGTCTAATCCCCTCAAAACACTCAGGTTTGATTGCATTCATAAAAATCTCACTACCTTCCACATCAATCTTCATTACTGATGGTTTCGTAGCTTTCATATACAGTTCAAACTTTTCTGTTCTATCCACCCAATCCATTATGTTAATAAAGTTCTTTAGGTTCAGGTTCTGTTTAAACCAGTCATAGGATGGTTGACCAGGGTCAACGCCATATACCATCTTTGCATTACCTTTAATCCAATGTACAGGTGTAGGATTGTATTCTGTATTATTAATACCGCATCCCAAATCAAGGATGGTCTCACCATCTACAGGTAAGAAACCCCAATGAATTGATGGGTCTTCGTTGTGGATTGTACCTTTAATTTCTCTACTCATTTGTTCTTATTGTTATGTTTAATTTTATTAGGTCTTTGCTTTCACGTAGGTATCTACTTATTGATGACACAGGTATTCTTGTTTGTTTTGATACCTTCTTCATTGAACCAAGTGTCATATACATTTCAAATAGGGATTTTCTAAACCAATCTAACTCGGTCCAACTCTCTTCTAATATATCAAAAAGTTGTTGCTTTTCAAAGTCAAGCTGCGCATCGTCAGCTAAGTTGTATATCTCATCTATGGGTACGTAGTTCTTTGTTTCCTTTCGTATCTTGTAGTAGAATGGTGACGTTTGTGAATGCCAGTTTATTCTCATAACAGACACGATGTAATACTTTATCTGTTCGTCACAGTACTCACGCAGAATGATGTTTTCTTTGTTGTATAATTGTAAGATAACCTCGTGCAGAAGGTCCTGTGTTAAATCGTGGTTCTTTGTAATCTTCTTAGCTATCTTAAGTAGTTCGTAGTAATTTGTTGTGATGTATCTCTCTATCTCTCTATTCATTGATGATTTGTTTTATATCACTTAGAACCTGGCACACCTCGTAGTTTTCTTCATTTACATTCGTTTCAATTGAACTGTCAATGATTGCATTGATTAATGACTTTCTACAGTACTCAGGGTTCACAAGTTTATCAAGTAGAGTTAAGATTGCATCCACTATCGTTAAGCATAACTCTCTCCTATCTGTTTTATCCATTGACCAGTAGTCAGTGGGTATTTCTAAATCTCCTATTTTGACTGATTTTGTTTCCATTTTTTAATGTGTTTGTAAACGGCAGTGTCACTTATTCCCAATTCCGCAGCTATCTTTTCGTAAGAAAATCCTTGTTCTCTTAGTATAAGTATCCTGTCTAATTTGGTTGGTGATATTTTATTCCTCTTGTATATAATTGATTTAAGATTTAGTGTTGGGAATATTGGTTTACCATCCTTTATTTCTTTGTAACCAGGTTTGGTCCATATACCTGTTGGTTCATCATAGATATATCCCATCATTTCCATAAAGTGGAATGTACACGCCTTTTGATATTCGTCTGCGTAACGGTTTGGTTGAGGTGGTATCTTTTCACTACCACAGTTCTCCATAAGGTATTCTTTTCTTTTATTACGTTCAATGCTTAATTCACATTGTCTGCACCTGTTAAGGTATGGTTTACCGTTCTTTTGATAATACTCAGTGGCACCTAACTTCCATTCGTTGCAGGTAATACATTTCTTGTATTCTGGTTTGTCTTGATAAAATTTATCAGGGTTCTTTTTCTTCATCCTAATTTGATAAAGACATTCTGTACATTGCTTCCTTATTCTCATCTTCTGTTGAGTTGAATGCCAGTATGATTGGAATTGATTTAATTCCTTATCCTGTTCACATACGTTGCATCTCATATATATAAATATCTCGTTTTTTAGCAAAAGACAAATCAAATAAAAAATCCCGACAGGTTGATGGAAGCAAACCTTATCGGGATTAGTGTAATCATCAGTTGATGACTATAATATAAATATACGAAACTATTTCCAAAGTGTCAAATTTTGGAGACGGTATCTTCTATATTCTTCAGATTTTCTGTATTGGTGATACAAGTTTAATATGTCCGATGCTGGTACCAGCATTCCCGTTACTTGTAAATCTGTTACGTTAACGATTGGACTTTCCTTAATACCCAATTCCGTGCGTTTTAAGAACACCCATTTCAAGAAGTGAGTAGGAAATTCAAAAACTAATTCTGCGACGTTTATGCGCCAGATATGGGCTTCTGTGGTGGCAATACCACTTGGGTATGTAATACCATCTCTTCGTGTACAATTAAACTCAATGAAGAGATTGAAGATTGCGTTATCGTTGGATTTTAATTCAACAGTAGTTGAGAGTACTTTGTTTAGTGCATCAACACTACTTTTTTCTTTGGTAGAAAATAAATCACTATCGTCTACTTTTATTCCCGCCTGTGATAAATCCACATCGTAGCGGTAGTCATTGTTCATTTCAATTTTTCTATTCATTGGTCTTCCTTTACCAATAAATAGTATGATAATTGAAAAAAATTAAAACTATTTAAAAATCAAGAAAAAATTCTTCTACAACTACCGTAGGTTTGAAGTTATGGAATTTGACAATGTGTTTATCAACACCAGTTCTTTCTTCTGCTGGTATAGATAGTAATGATAGTAGATAGGAATTAGATTGTTCTGGAGAGAGAGTATAAAACTCTTTCAATGTCAGTGCGCCATCCCTTGTCTTCTGTTGAGGTATTTCTATTTTGTTCTTCATTTTCTTTATATTTTTTTAAACAACCATTCAACCATTTGGTCCAATACTTTTTATCTGTTACCGCATTCTTCCTGTAATACCGATAACATCCGATAATCCATTTTTCGTTTTCTTCCCTATTCATATATATAAATATATTATTGTTTTACATAATTCTCAAGGATGCACACACTGGTTGGTGATAATCTAATATTATCCAATACCCATTGGATGTAGCTGGTTGGGGTTTCAGATAACTTCAACCCCTTGTACTTCCCAATCATCCATACCTCATCTGAGTAGCGGAACGCTACAATTTCCTTGTTGGGTTTTACAGAATTTAATTCGTTGATAAATCTGGTAGTATGTTGAAGATGTTTACCACCAATCATTTTCTTTTCTACTAATTTTTTCATAATCTAATATAAGTAATTTTTGTTAATTAAAAAAATTGTTATTCCAATTGTTGGATTACTCGTTGAAGTACTTTACCCTTGTTGAAGTAATGTTTATGTTGAAGTACCAATTCTCTGTTTTTCGAAGTAAGGTAACCAGCACCATCGGTGACTAATGTTCTTACCAAACTAAGCACCCTATCGGGTGCAGTTATAGTATCTAATACCAACAGTACCTGTTCCTTTTCAAAATCAGTTAGTTCAACATTCTTACTTACAGAATTACTTACAGATGTACTTACAGTTTTACTTACAGAAATACTTACAGGTATTGTTTCCTCTGTGGGAGGAATTGCATTTACTCTATTTGGGGAAATGGATTTACTCTGATTGGGGAAATGGTTTTCCTCTATTGGAGGGTTTGGATTTACTCTATACCAACCTGTTCTATCAAATCCTTTCTTGTTAAAAACACCTTTGATAATAATACCTTCCTTCAACAATTTTGATATGTGTTTTTCAATTGTCTTTGATGGTACACCCAACTGCACCGCAAACTCTTTTGAAGACATAAAACCTGACCACCAGCATTCATTGTGGTAACAATTCTTTGTCTTGCGCTTCTTATTATACTCACACCAATGTCTAATCCTACCAATTATGGCTGCGGAAACGATACCGTGCTTAATAGTGTCTTCAACAGATACTACGTAAAATTCATTCTTCTTGTCTTCCATACTCTTAATAAAAAAGGGTCACCTAACTAATCACTGCTCTTCACTTCAGCTTTCGTTAGACAACCCTTAAAATCTTTATGTCCTATAATGTGAAGAGGGACTACAGTAATAAATATACGGATAAATTTCAAAAGTTCAAAACTTTTTTTATCAACAAAAAAAATATCACGGCTTTTTTGTTTTATTCAGATATTTATAGTATATTTGAAATAATAATCAACATTTAAAATGGAAGCAAAATGTCAAACTACAACAACAACACGCAAGAGAGCATTGTAAGACAGTCCTCTCTCAAGTTCGTACAAGAGTACGCTAATGGTTTAGGTTCATCTTTAACCCTCAAAGAAACATTCTCGGTGGCTAACATCGTAGCTGACTACTGTCAGAACGGTTGGTCCAAAGAGTTGGGTGAGAAAGTGGAGATGCTGGATAAACACATTAAGGACAAGTATAGGACCAAGGAATAGTTTTTCCATTCTATATATATACGTAAGGGATTGGTGTGGTGTACCAGTCCCTTTTTTTTTGCGCCACTCTTGCAATTCAAAAAACCTTTTTTTATATTTAATACATAGAGGGGCGTGTGTTATACTTTATTCATTACTAATGCCATTGTACTTTTCAGGTTTCCTTTCACCGCCCCTCTTATTTTTATTTAGATTTATTCTAAATTTTTTAAAATCAAGATTTTTTTTTTGAATTGTGATATTTATTTATTACCTTTATGGTATTAGTAATAATTTAAACAAAACAATTTAAAATGGAAGCTACAGTAATGTACAAAGACCGCGCGGTCATCTTTGACCCGAACAGTGTTCCTGGCGGATGGGACAATCCTAACACAATCAACCAATTTATTGCAACAGCAATTCAAGAATGCGATGGGTTCTTACCAACCGATTGGCTCGTTGATTGGGACTACACAATAACAGAACAACAACCGATTGTAATTGAGGTCAAACTGCAACGTTATGCAGATGGTCAAAATCTACAATCACGATGGGTTTTTAACTTAACCGCAGACCCTGTTGATGATGTAGATAATCAATGGATAGTGTTTGATGTAATAAGATTTGATGCACACAGAATGTATCGTTTTCAAATGCCATAAACCTATGACTATGACCTATCAATTAAATTTAACAGAGTTTCAGTTGGTTGAAATTCAACACGCACTGCACACGGTTCAATCTCAGTACAAGCAGATGATTGAAACTAACGACCCTAACACAGGTATGGACTATGACCGCCTTAAGGAAGAGGTACAAGAGATTGATGAGATTTTCGTACTGATTAATAACATCACAAACACTTGGGTATATGGAGAATAAAAATCAAATGGTACTAACGGACGATGAGATACGTATCATCAACGGTGCATTATCATTAGCACGTTGGAGACGTAAAGACCTTATCACTGAGTTAGAGAAAGGTGAACGCATCATTGCAGATTATGATGAACTTAAACAAGAGGTGCGAGACATTGAAGCCCTTGAAGACAGGTTTGATGAGATTTGCAAGGATTGGATTTTCTAAAAAAAAATTTGGTAGGGAACGAAAAGTTTCCTACCTTTGTATTTCACAATTTAAAAACAAGTTACAATGGCTAATTTTCTAAACGACCTAAACAAGATGGTCAACACAATTCAGAAGGTTGATAAGTTACTAACTGAAAAACCTAAACGCACGAGAGTGCAGTTACACAACGTTAAGTTCACCCAACAGGAACTATCGTTTCTGCGCCACGTCGTGAACTACTATGGTGAAGAATGCTACAATATGGATAAGGAAGATAACAAGTTACACACAAAGATATTCAACAAGCTGATGAACGTAGTTTAGGTTTCCGTAACTTGTACCTAAACTGATAAGGGACCCGTAGTGGGTCCCTTTTTTCATTTGGTCATAGAGGTGTGTTCAGTTGTCTCGTCAGTGTAATGCGTTATCTAATCTGTTTGTGATGGTTCTAATGGTGTCGTCCTGTCCTGTGAAATGCAGATACACGAATGTCAGTTGAAAAAGCAACGCAAAGCATACCCATCCTAAACATAGGTAGAGGTAGATTAAGAATAGCTTGTCGCCAATTCTACTTATCTTTGTACTTCCCATAGCAGATTGCAAGTGCTTGGTCTTGGTCATATTCACCACCAATCTCTTTCATACACCTACCGATGAATGCACCCTCATCTTCGTCACCTGATGGTGATGGAATAGGGAAACCTTGCTTCACCTTCTTGGCTTGAACAGGTACGCAGTTAGGGACCATTTTACCGTCTTTTTCTTTCATACCGATTGGCTCGTACCCTTCCCAGCACGCACCTTCCAATCCGTCGTCTTCCATCTTTGCTGGTGCAATTTTTGCACCGTTTAGTTCCAATCTAATTCTGTACAGTTCTTCTAATTTCATTTTATCAATTTTTTGTAGTCCTCTAAACTTAGTTCTTTACCCAATACGAATACCGAGTTGAAGTTGTGATACATCCAATTAATCAACACATCACTATCAATCCCGTACACGTTATGGTCTCTCACTTCTTCAGTCATCATTCGTTCAATGTAACCATCCTTGCCTGTGAAATTCAATTCAACATTGTTAGGTATTGGTAAGTACGTCTGTGACTGTTTCTTAATGTTAAAGCCCATTGTATTTTTTTAATTTCTTATTCTCACTCATCAAACTCTCAACCTTCTTTTCAAGGTCCTGTATCTTATTGTTCAGTTCGTGTATCTCAGCTTTCAGGTCGTCAATAATATTCTTGTACAGGTTAACCGACAATTCAAGATTGCGCAGCACCTGGTTATCTGTTTCTGCATCACTACGTCTCTTACCAACGAAGAATGCTGCCACCCCTGTTAATGCATTTGATATAACTAATAATATTTCTGTGTTCATTTCCGTATTTGTCTTTGTTTTACTTCTGAGTTTGGTATTAGTGACAATCACTGCAAGGTGGGTCATAGTGGTCCATCTCAGACCACATTGGAATACTTCTACCCAATTGTTGTTTACTGTAACCATAACGTGTTGTATGGTTCAAGAATATTGGTGAGTTGTACTTACTACTCTTATCAGGTATCATACCATCAATTGTTGAGTAAGTGTTGTAATCAGGGAATAAGTTCTGTCCTCTACCAGTGATAAGATAATCTTGTAATCTCATCTTGTAAAAGTCAGCACGCTGACCTTGTATTGTACGAAGGTATTTCATTGTCTCGGTATCAACAGATTGTGCGCTTTCCATATCACCCTGTACAATACCTCTGTTCATCGTTCTGTAATGAAGATGCGGTATCATCTCAAAGTAGGAAACTTGTATCAAGAATGGACTGATATATTCGTTTACAAGGGTTAACTCGTCTGCGTTTAGAGTATTACCTGTTAAACTAATTTGGTTCAACAGATGGTCATAAAACTTGGTACCCAATAATGGTTGTAGATGAATGTCCTGTGCAATCAAAATCTCGGCTCTGATTGCGTCAATATCAACGTTCTTATTGATATTGGTAAATGACTTTAATTTGTTTTCTGATATTAATAATTTGTTAGCCATAGTTTAATAATCGTTTTCTTCATCGTCTCCTAACCATACACCACAATCTTCTTCTGATAGACCATATCCACCCATCAGCATTTGTGTTGCTTGTTGCTTAGTTATTTTTCCTTTATTGTATTCACGTACAATGCGCATTAGGTTTTGGTACTCACGTCCTTTTAAACCTTTGATATTTTCGTTGATAATCATTTTTTCACTCTCAGCTTCAACAGGTGTAACTGGTTTGTCAATCACTGCTGGATTGTCTGTAACATCACCTGTCAAGTAGATTGATAACGGTTTAATCTCAAACGATGTTGGCTTCTGAAATTTCATTGATACTAACTTGTCAAAGCATCCCAATAATTCTTTTTGGTACGGTTGGATAACCATCTTTCTAAAGTACTCAGAATGGTCCACAATTTCGTTTCTAGACCCTAATTTACCTGAAGTGGATATACCATATAACTCACCAGAAGAAACCCTGTGTGCGCTTAATATGGTGCGTACAATGTCATCATAAATTGTTTGATAGTATTGGTCATTACCACTCGTAGCTATTTGTGTAATCTCAGGTGATAATTCCTTACTCTCGTTGAATGAGATGATTGGTCTACCAGCATTGTTTACAGATGTAAACTGACTTTCTAATGCACGTGTAACCAATCTTTGTTCTTCCTCACCAGGAATACCGTTATTCATATTAATCCATAAAGACGGCATCATACCGTTCTTTAGATTGTTTGCGTGAAACTCTTTTATGTTTACATCAATCTCAATTGCAGCAAGTGCGCCTGAATAATCAGGTTGAGGATAATAGGAATTAGATGGTTGATATTGTTTGTAGTAATAAATTTGACTACCACCTTTCTCTTGGTTGAATGCATCATACTCTTGTGGTGGATATTTTCTAATGTTAGACCATTCAGGTGAATAATAAAACTTTTCAATTTCATCATCCTCATTTAACTTACCACATCTTACTCTACTAAAATCTAAGTGGTAAATCTCTGCGATGCTTTCTTTATCTCTTGACCATACTACGTTTAAAGCATAACCACCAAATAGAACCAAATCCAATGCACATTTCTTCATTACATCAGATACAGTTTCACTCTTGTTAACTAAGTTAACCGTAGCCATTGGGTTGTTTAATGATACAAGACCATCACCCATTATTTGCTCTCTCTTTGAGATTACCACAGCTTTATGTATGGCGCAGTTATTATACCTTGTAATAAGGTATTGTGGCATCAAATTGTTCTCACCATACCATACCCAAGGATAACGTTGAAATACTTCACTGAATACAGGAAGTAGTGGTTCTTGTGTAAAGTTGATTTTACCTAATTGGTATTTTTGCATATCACTCATAATTAATCTTGTATGTATATAAATTGTTCATTTTCTTCATTGTTAGAAACATATGAGATAATGGTATTATTTTCTGCGGTACCGTCTAATCTTACAAGACCTGTATAAACTAAATTAGTACCATTACCGAAAATCTGTAATTGATATTGACCCTCGTAATTTAGGTCCTGACCTGGTAATTGTAAATTCAAAACAATCTCACAGTATCTTATATTCTCACCAAACTCAGCAGGATTAGATGTACTGATATTGTACGATTTTACTTCCTGTGATAGAGTATGTGTAAAAGTAAGAGTATACCCCGAAAAGTCGGTCCTTGAATTGTTGTTGATGTTTAAAACCAATTCGTTTTGTTGTCCTTTGTTTAGTATTAACATAATTTTACTCTATATAATTAAATATAAAAATTATCATTTTGAATTGCTACATAATAAAAAAGGGGCTTACGCCCCTCTTTATTAGAATAGAGATATAGAAATTCAGTCCACAACAGACCTACTTTTTCCTAATTCAATTAATCATTGAAACCACCAGCGGTGAAGATAGAAGCAAGATTACCACTAATTACATTAGCGGGGGTTTGTTCCTGTCCTGTCCAGATTAGCTCAAAGCCATTTCTGTCACCTAATGCAACACCTGTTGCTGCTGAACCACCTGATAGATACATACCATTTACTTGTCCTAAATAGTATTGTACATCGTTTTGGTCAACTGCAATAATTTGGATAGCATCATTTTGTGACAACAGTTTCAACTGATTACGTTTGTCTTGGTCATATTTGTAAAGAACAGCCGTTAATACTTGTTCAAAGTAGATTGTACCATTCTCAAAAGATTTGGTTACGTTCTGTGCTAATGAAGAAGTGTTACGCTTCAATTCAAATTGGAACCAAGTACCTGCTCCAGTGATACCTGTGATAGGACCAGTAGAACCTGATATTTGTACGGAAGAAACATCAGGTACAGTTGAACCAGTAGCACCTAAAACGTAAATCGTTTTAATACCACCAATACCATCTGAACATCCTAATGTAACGCCTTGTGAAATGTAGCAACTCATATATTATTATTATTAAGTTAATTCGTTTATTAAATTTGTGGGGACTTTCACCCCACCGTTTTTAAATCTATTTTAGAACAATTATGCTAAGTTGTTAGTTGCAAAGTAAACTGTTGAACCGAACAATGCGATTTGCGCACCGTAGTTGTAGTTTGCTCTCAAACGTAATTCATCATAATCTTTAGAGTACCAGATTACTAATTTTTCGTGGTCAGACAATAAGTCAAAACCTACTACGAAGTACTCTGCTGGTCCGATTACAACTTTGTTAGAACCGTTCAATCCGATTGTAGGGATTACCTTAACGTTAGTGTTAGGGTGAACAGCTTCCATATTACCTGTAATCTCACTTGAACCAATGTAGTTACTGAAGAAGTTTGCTTTAGTTAACGCCTGTACATAAACACGGAAGTTAGCATAAGACATAAATACTCTTAAGTCATCACGGCTCATAGCATCATCAGATAATGCATTGATTAAGTTATCTACTTCAGTGATAGGGTTACCTGCTGAACCGTATGCTACTGAGTTAGAGAATGTAGTACCACTTGAGTTACCTACACCTGTAGTTCCAGTAACGATTAACGCTTTGAAACCATTGAAACAATCACCACCACCTGTAGTTGCTTGCCATAATTTTTGCTCAATTCTTTGTTGGATTTGCTTAACTTTCAAATCAGCGATTTGTTGTTCAAACGGAACAGTTTCTTGAGTTTGACCTGGCTTCATCAACATTGATTGATAAGTGTCAAATAGGTCTTGATAACATAATGCTTCGTTGTATTTCTCAGCGCAAGTAGTAATGTTTCTTTGAGTGTAAGTGGTAGTTGTACCTGTTGGTGGGTCCCATCCACATTCACCAGCTTGGAACACGATGTTTGAGTTTAATAGGTTCAATGCTTGTGTTCCCTTGATACCTAATCTTACGTTTACGTACTTAGGGGTTGTAGCACCAATAAGTGCTTTTGATAACAACTCACCACCTACTTGGTCAACATATGAACCAATGGTAGACACGTCATACGAAAAGTTTTCTTTCTTTAAAATTTTCATAATTTCTTATTTTTTTAATTATTAATTTATTTTTTTCTCATAGCTGCGATAGCTGCTAATCTCTCAGCAATCACATCGTCAGAACTTGATTGTTTATTAAAATCTGTTTTACCATTAGCAATTGGTTTTGCACCTGGTTCTTTTTTGAATGCTTCAAAATCTGCATTCATACTGTGTACTTTATCTTCCATAGCTTTCATTTTCTCAGATATTTTTTCCATCATATCTTTGACTAAAGCCATAAATTCGTCCATTGGGTCTGGTACGCTTATCTCAGCTTCAGCACCTTTCGGTCCCTCTACTTCAATGTCTGCAAGTTCAATTTCAACTTCAGGTTTTTCGGTTTCTTCAACCTTTTCTTCAATTCTTGCAATAACACCTTCCTTGGTTTCAACCTTGGTACCGTCTTCAAGTTCGTGAACACCATCTGGTGCTGGAACCTCTCCGTCAGCCATTACTACAACAACTTTAGCACCCTCCATCAAACTTTCACCTTCAACTTTGATTTGTGTACCGTCAACCAACTTAGCGTCAACGAAAATTTGTTTTACAGATTTGATTGTTCCGTCTACAACTTCTATTTCAAAGTTTTCAACTAATCTGTATGAACCACTTTCTAATGCAACTCTCTCAAACTCTTCGTTTAACTTGGTGATTTTACTACCAGCTTCAAGTTTAAGGGTTTCAAGAATAGTGTTGTCTTCAGTTTTAAATGAAGCCATTACGGGTTCGTCAGATATAAAACCAAACTGCACCATCAATTTTTTAATCTCTTGGATTGCTGTTTTTGGATTTGACATAATTTTTAAATTGTTTTTATTTATTCTTCTTATTATTAAATATAAAATTGTATATATATTCCCAAATGTTATTTGATGGTCTTCAATATCTTCGCCACTTCCTGTAAGAACATATGTTCTCTTGCAAAGTCAGCTATCTCTTCAAAGAACCCCGATACACTAAATCCACGTAGTTCACCGTTCTTTACCTTGTTCCAAACCTCGTCATTACGTACCTTCATTGATACAAACCAAGTTCCAACAGGTAAGTCACCATAACCGTATTTGTTAGATTTATCTTCTTTGTCTTCCTTAATCCAACTCTCAACCACATACACATCCTCCACAGCTTTACCATCGTGATTGGTATCGTTGTTATCAATGTACTTATTCCTCATATACTTTTCAGCAATCATCTTGATTGTGTCTGCACTGAAGAATACATAATATGGATTACCCATCATATCTCTACGGAATATCTTTAAATCAGGTACCATTGCTGGTCCTACTACCATACGTTTTTCTTCATCAGTTTGGAATTTCTGTTTTGACATATTGGTTTTGTTAATCTCTTCCAATTTGTTCTGCGCCCATTCAATACCAGCAGTTCCACCCCAAGCGTCCCACATAAGACCACCACAACCTTCTGAGTAGGGTACATCTTTATTCTGTGCGTGTCTTGCGAA